TAAATCATATGCTGCATGTTGTCTTCGGCATCCTTACCGGCAAATACAGCTTTACTAGTTTTATAGTCTCTGACTACTGAAGTCGCATCATCGTAAATAAACTGACGATCAATAAAACCTTTAATTCTATACTTTTTATCTTTTTTGTTAACTGTGATATCGAAATCTCTCTCTTGCAAATCTTGCACTGGAGCTTTTCCCGCATCACCCCAAAAATCATATTTAAGGGCGGTTAAAGTCATCTCTCTGATCATATCAATATTATCTGGATCAGAAACTTTTAACTTTCTAGCGTGTTTCAATGCAAGTTTTTTAATAGACTTGATTGTAAAAATATCACCAGCATTTAAGATGGTATCGACATAAGGTTTCCTTTTTTGCTTTGCAAGACACTCAAGAACAAGGTGAACTACATTTCCTCTACTAGCGCCATCGTTGGACTTCTCTGGCAGCTTGAGAATATAATTGCACCAATACGACCAACTACACTTTTCGAGAGTTTTGATTCGACTTGCAGATAGCGCAACGTGTTTGATTTCAGGTTGCGTCATTTAAAATCTTCTCGGCTCTCTCAATAAGATTATTGGAGAACTTATTGGCGACCGCAACTTCATAAATCTTTTTGATTTGAGTTTCCATGTTTATTTTCTTTTCTTCCCATTGATTAAAGATGGAATCTTCCCCTTCAAATGTCGCTAGATGCATATCGAAAAAATCATTTTTAAGCGGTAGCTTAATCTGCAATTTCGAGTAATCAAAAACAGAACACAGTTGCAGAAAGGTTTTACAGGCTGAAATTAAGCCGTGATTTGTTTCGCCTTCGCTATCGTTGTTTGAGGCAATAATAATCTTGTCTGGGTCTAAAGCTACTAATGAAGAAGAAAGTTTTGAAGAAACTCCAAGTCCAAAGGTTACTAGGTTATTTTTATAGCCATGCTCGAAAAGAGCCATACTATCTCCAATACTTTCGACAATAATGATTGAACGCCGCTTCTCAATTTCGTCCTTAACTTCTGAAGATCCATTGCGCTTTAGATTAAGCGGATAAATCCAATCTGCTCTCTTACCCACATGTTTCCATTTTGGAAACTCTGAATCTTTTTGCCAAAAGACCGCTCTACCAGAAAATCCATGAATCTGCCCAAATTGATTATAAATTGGAAACACGATTCTTCTGAACAATTGACCAGAAGTTGCATAACCACACTTGTAAAAATCAAGCGTATCTTTACTTATCATTTTCTTGGAATAAAAATCAAGATGGGGCAAAAGATTTTCTAGCATTGATTCTGGGTAGATTTTTTCCATCTCAAGCTTCTCCTTGTTTTGTACATGGATAATATTACTGGCGTCAAATTTTACATACTTATTCACGACGTAGGAGTCTTTGGTGTCCAAGGTCAATTCCACAAGTCTTTGGAATGGATAGCTTTTTGATCCACCAGTCGCGAAATCTGTCCATACGCCAGTATTTTTATATATCTTTAAAGCGGTGGTATTATCGCCACCACGATATAAAGCTCTTGTTCGCCAATAACTTCCATAATCTTTAAGGCAATAACCTAAAGACTCAAGAGAGCTTCTGAGAACAATTGGGTCAATTGAAGTTTGGGACATTGTCGTCTTCACCAGAATTTTGTAATGTTGTTGTGTTTGTGTCTGCTTGATTTACAATATCGCGAAGGTCACCACGCTCTTTGATGTCAAAATTTTCAAACTGAAGATTAATAAAATTCTTTTTAAGTGTTCCATCTGGCATTGAAACTAATTCAACCGCACCAGCAACGTCAGAACCAAGAAAACGATTTTTCACAAAGATGAGTTTATGGGAACCAAAGTTGACGCCTTCTTCCTGTCTTTCATCCGCCGTTTTCGGGCGCAAAATTGCCATGTGAGAGCAGTAATGCGTGATTCGATCTGACATTGATACGATGCCTTCATCGTCATTAATAGTATCAGAATTTCTGTTTGTTGTAATGCCGCTCCGATTTGACTGAATCGAAGTAAACATTGTAATCATTGGTTTTTGACCCTGCACGATATCTCGCTGAATAGTCCTTTTAAACTTATTCAACATATCGCCAATAACCTGCCATTCTGGTTTATTACCATCGGCATCGGCAGAAGGCTTGATGTAATCGAAACTAAAGATAAGAGGATTGCCCCGACCAACCTTTGAGTAATAAAAACGCTTAAGATTATTAAGCATTTGGTCTGTGGTCATACCACCTACATTATAATAATAAAATTTAAGCTTTTTTACCTTGTCCCAAGTAGAGCGAACGCGCTCAACAACATCTTCTCCAGCCTTGCGCCAAAGACCAGTTTCAAGTAAATGCATCGGGACATGGCTCAATGCGGCGCACTGACGCATAATAACCTCCTCCTTGCTCATTTCTCCATTATCAAAGTGGAGGACGGGAACATCATATTGAGCGGAAACCTTAGTTGTGTAATTAAGTGCAAGTAAAGTTTTACCTACACCCGAACGTGCCACCACAACAGTAATATTACCGGGGCGAAGAAGAGATCCATAAATCTTATTAACAGTGGGAAATGGACCCATGAAACCGAATTCAGTAATAGGATTGTTGCCGCGCTCTTCAATGACAGCTTCCATTTCTTCAAAGATGTTGATTGGCCTTTCTTCATTGTTTTCATAAATATTTATAATCTTATTAAAAGTAGTATCAGCTTCTTCAACAATTTTTTGATAAGAAGAGTCTGGGGCAATCTTCTTCATTTTTTCCGCGACCTCAATAGCGGATGCGTGAATAGATCTTCTGATTGAATATTTTTTGATTTCTTTGGCGGCAGAAATTGCAGTAGTCTTATTTGTTTTTCTGACGGCAAGAGATCTTAAGTAATCAAAAATATCAATGTTGTCTTCAAAGGATATACCTATTTCTTTAATTTGTTGAGCGATAATGATTTCGTCAACTTTTTCATTTGATTCAATACACTTGCGAATAATATGATAGATTGTTTTGTGAACAATCGTATCCTCTGAATAAAAATCAGATTCAGAAACAAAATCGCAGATTTCAGAATAGGTCTCTGGATATTGAATTAGCCCCGCCAGAAACTGTTTTTCTACCTCTAGTGAATAAAGCATTAGTTGTTATCGGTTGCTGTAATCTTATCTTCTTCATCTGAAAGCCATTGTCCAATTGCAGTTTTCATCCCTAAAGAAGTCACAACTGAATCAAATCTAGTATAAATTTGAGGAGTTCCTTTGGGAGAGCAGACGCAAAGGATAACGCCTTTATGCGAATCAGCGTTACCAGAAATTTCGTAGACCTGTTCTACCAATTCTGTAGGAAATATAAAGTCTTTTGGTTCTTCTCCCTGATCTTTTTGTTTTTTACTCATAAAAAAAGACGATCAAACATTTCTTTAGACAGTGTGTCAGTTTCGTATATTTCTACCAACTTGACTCCGTTTGTCAAGCAAAATTCAAGCTTTAAATCATCTCTTTTTAATTGAGACAACCAATTCTGACGATTAGATCCATGAAAATATGGATTGTAAGTTTGATGTTGCCTTCCTTGAACTTCAACTGCAATTTTTTTATTGGCGTTATAAAAGTCCAAAGATAGCCTGCTGCCAACAATTCTAAGCTCTTCGAAAACCACATCATGCTTCCAGTATGGAAATAAAAATTGCTTTACCTTCCATTGAATTTTGCTTTTGGATTCAGATTGCCAATTAATAATATATTTTTTAGCATTTCTCAGAATCCTTTCTTTGCCGTTAAGGGTTTTGAACTTCACTTTTTTTACCAGGTAGAAGGCTCAGAAAATGTTTATGAAGAAATTTTACGAGTTTGGGGTTTGACTCAATCCAATTAAACAAACCGTTTTCGCCTTGAAATTTATCTGGGGCTTCAAAGTCTTCTTTTTTAAGCATAGAAATCAGTTCTTCATCGAGATAATACCACGCACCAGAACGAGTGACCATTTCCCAAAGCATAAGCATATCTACAATCTCTTTTTCAAGCCAGACTGAACGACCATCTGTGCGGCCATACTTGATAGGATACTGGAATTTCACCTTACTTTTTTCATTGGGGCTTTTCTTTATAATTACTTTGCAATTATGACCAATAATTGGATTTTTAATTGCATCAGCTTTTTTAATAGTAGAGTCTTTTAAAATAACATCGCCTTCAAATCGAGGTTCGAACTCAAAAATAAAATCAGCAAAGTGAAGAAGTGCATTGCCGCCAGTTGCTGAAGTTTGGCGAATTGGGGCAGAGCTATAAGGATCAATCTTTACGTCGCTGCGAACTTGAGAGATAAAGATAGCTATGTGGCCGCGTTTTTGAAGCGCGATAGACATACGCTTCATAAAGTCGGCGGCTAGCACAGCGCCTCCAGCGACTTTCTTTGATTCTTCAAAAGTTTTTTCTAGATCTCCTTTCGCGATAAGTCCATCCACAGAGTCTAGGATAAATGTATATTTATTTTTTTCGTCGTTATGGACAACAAGCTGGCGCATTGCATCGACAGCGGTCTCGTAAATATTGCATTCAAAAACAAAGCAGGTTCCAACTTCCCATTGTTCAGCGTCGAACACAAACTTGACTCCTGACCGCATCATCATTTCTTCGGAAAGCCTGCCTTCGGCTTTGATATAAAAGCCTTTAGCTCCATCGATTGTATTTAAAAAATTCCGCATAACTTCTAGTGCGGCAGAGGTTTTGCCCCCTTCTGTAAACCCAACAAAACGATGCACACCAGGTCGCAAACCCCCTCCTGTTTGTAGGTCAAAGTTAAGAGAGCCAGTTGAAACCTTGTATGTTACGGAATCCTCGAAATTATAATGATCGTCTTTTTTGTTCTTGAGAAAAGAGCCAAGAACATTTTTAGATGAAATATCATCATTTTTTTGCTCTTCTTCTTTTATTTTTTTTGTCATGATAAAAATTGTTTAAGTGTTTTTTTTGCTTTTACTTCGACATCTTTCCCAATTTTTTCTTCTAAGGAAAGATCTTTTTGATAAAGACGAGTATAGTAAAACTCTTTGTGACTAATGTCAACAAGCTTCGCTTTCCAATCAGCGAAAAGATAAGCTAGTGTTGGGAGTTTTTTATCTTCTTGATATTGGGATAAAAAATCTATCCCGTATTTTTTCTCAAGTTTTTTCAGAAAAACCATTTCTCTTTGCCAAAACCTTTTGTCGGCAGATTTTGGGATTTCGACCAAATTATTAATAATTTTTTTTCGGTTGATTTTCTTTTTCACAAAGAAAGCAAACCACAAGAAACTAATTATGTCAAGTCTTTAAGACTTATTTGACGCGGATGCTGATCCGAAATAAAATCCAGTAACAGCGATTAGGCACTGTCTTATTTCGGCGGTAATTAAATTACCCGAAATTTCGACAAAGGCTTTGTTGGTGGCTTCATTACCAATTAATCCGAATAAACTAGTTCCGGTGGAATAATCAACTTCAAGATATGTTGGGATGCCTAAAATCGCCATTACAAATGGAGATATAACAATTGAAAAAATAACAGAAATAACAATAAACTGCCTAACTACCTTTCCTATATCGCCATCTCTTTTTAAAGCTTTATCAGCAGAATCGTCGCGCTTATCTATAGCTTTCATCATTCTATCGAATCTAGCCCTACTTTCTTCTGCTTTTGCGGCTATTATACGAAAAATAAAACCCGTTATTGCTCCACCGAATAAACTGATAAGTTCTGTAGGCACATATTATTTTACACTCCAAAAGCTTGTATGGTAAGAGGGAACTTATTTGTTTCTTTAATCAGTTCAAGCATTTGAACTGCAATGTCTCTTATTTCTTTTTGTGCGTCTGGCTTGTTTCTGAGATTTAAAAAATGAGCAAAGGAACGCCAGTTAAACATAACATCAGCAGTAATTTGCGTATTATATGGTCTAAAAAATCTAGCTGATTCCTTAGCTCTCTTTCTGTCAA